ACTCAGAACTTTTTGCGGCGTTGCTTATGTTATGTTTTAGCGCGTCTATCGGCGAAATCCCCTGTATGCCGTCAACCGAAACGTGTTTAAAATGCAAAACTTCACTGCTTTTCAATTTTACTTGCGTTCCGTTTTCTGTAGTAATGACATACCAAAGCGTATTAATAGTGTCTAAATATTTGTTTTTATCAACATATATTTCAACCGCGCTTGAATCCAAGGGGTATAAACCTTTTATTTTCCCTTTGTCTTTGCCTTTTTTCTCAAAATCAATATACGCAAAAGCGTTGCCGTGTAAATTCCTTTGAACTTCCAAACATTCAAAAAAATCAATGGAACTCATAAATTCATTCGGGCGCACTTTCAGCAATCTGTATAAGTAATGGTCGCTTGCTTTTTTCTTGCCGTCTTTATCTTGATACACTTTTATGGGAAGTTTTCCGACCGCGCCCGATAATATTCTTATACAGGCATAGACAACCTCAACTTTTAACGCTTTTTCACCTTTTAAGCTTTGCTCGGGCGGTCTGCCGCCGAAAAGACTTGCGATGCTATTTTCTTGCTTTTCTTCCGTTTGATTTCTTATATTTCTAAATAGCAATCTTATCACCTACTTTCATCTGATTTAGGGCGGATTCCGAGAGAAATACAATCCGAGCCCGATAAGGATAAAGCCCAAAAGGTACAGCCCCGCTATTTTTGATACAAAAAAAGTGGTTACGATTATTAACCCCAAACCACAAAAAATTAAAATATCTTCGATATATTTTAAAAGTAACTTAAACACAAAATCCCTCCGCTTCTTTAATTTTTTATTAATCCCAAAACACATCTAAAAATTCATCGGTTGCAAACTCGCTGACATCAATTTCTTGTTCGCTTTCCAATGCGAGTGTCGCTTTATGCGATGCGATTAATGCATCTAACGGGTCAATACGTCTTTTTTGCTTTTTGTCCATCTTGTCAATTTTCATATCCCCGTAAGGATTATAATAAACGCTTGCGTTTCGCGCACTCCAACTTAATATTTTCTGGTTTTCGTTATATAGCATGGCGTGTGATTCAATTAATAACTGTACGTCCTCGGTCGGTTCGCTTAAATTTTTCGCCGATTGCGTAACGAGTATCAAAGGCACTCCGAACTCTTCAAGGTCTGATAAAAAAGCACTCGCGTTGTATGGGTCGTAACCGATTCCCTCTAATTCCAAGTCGTATTCTTCAATGATATTTTTAAGGTAAGAGATTATATATTTGTAATCCGTTTTTATACCGCCCAATGCTTCGGTTAACGTTATTAAACCCTCTGAATACCACATGTCGTATGGTGCTTTATCTGTATTTATATGCTCTTGTAATCGTGTTTTAGGCAAAAAGCTGTGACTGTGAATATAATATTTTGCGTAACTCCCACTTAAAGCCGAAATTTCTAAATCTTCTATATTAAATTCAAGATTCAAACTTGTAAGGTCGCCACCGCTTGATAAATCCAAGCCGACAATTACTTTTCTGCCACGCATATCTTCTAAGGTTAACTTGGTAGCGCACGCTTTCCAGTCGTCATAATTTTTAATAAACGGTGAATCCGTCATTTGCACCCATTCGTTAAAGGTTTTTGTCAGCAAATTACGGAGGTCGTTACCACCCTTTTTTTGTGCCTCTTCAACCGTACTCTTTATATTTTTTATACCGTGCGGAAGCGTCGCAACCAAAGGATTTGCTTTAATCCAGTTTTTAGAATCATACTTATCGTCGTCTTTATCCATTTGAGCGATATAACAAAAATAGTTGTCAACGTATTGCCCCGTTTCTAAAAAGCTACGGCAATATTCGTATTCCTCAAAACACGGTGCGTTTAAATAAAAACCCGCTGTTGTGATTATCGATAAAAGAAAGTTCTTTTGACCGATTGCGCCATCTTCCAAAAGCTTAACCATTTGATTGGTTTTATGCGCATGGTACTCGTCAACGATTCCGCAATGCGGGTCGAATCCGTCAATCGTACTCGTATCACGCCCTAATGCTTTGATAATCCCGCCGCTTACAAGACTTTCGATTTCGGCATCATGCTTTCTTACTTTAAATAACCTATTCAAGTCCGGTTCTTCTTTTATAAATTCTGCCGCTTGCCCCCATGCAAGTCTGGCTTGCGCCATTTTTGTGGCGACACAATAAACTTGAGCCTTTTCGTAATTGTCAAAAGTACTCATATATATGGCAACTACAGATTCAAGCATTGTTTTAATGTTTTTTCTCGCCATTTGAATATATGCTTTTCTGTATTTTCGATATCCCGTTTCTTTATGCACCCAACCGAATATAGAACCTAAAATAAATTTTGCGAATCCGTGAAGTTTTACATCTGTTCCGACAAAGCCGGGCTCGCCGCGAGTATACTTTAATTCTTCCGCGAAATCTATTATCTTGCAAGCTTTTTCCAAATCGAATCGATATTCAAATTCATCTGTTTTACTTTTTTCAAGTTCATCTAAATGCCTTTTACAGGCGAGCCTTACATACAATCCCGCAACTTCCACACCGTCTGTCACGTCCTGTGCGTATTTCGTTATTTCGTCAATCATTGTTGTTTCATCAATCGTTATCAGCCCCCATACTTCGCGAATTTATTATCCGGCTCTTTCTGTTTTATTTCCGGCAAAACGAGCTTACAGCGACTGCTTATAGTAAGCCCCAAATCAATCGCGGAACTTCGGCATTGTTTAAAAAACCTGTCTTGCGCGCTGACAATATCTTTATCCAAAAGCAATTCGTAATCGTCAAATATCTTTTTTGTTATCTCCAAATACATGTGTTGAGCGATAACGAATCTTGCGAGAGCGTCCACGTCAAGGTTTGTCATTATCCCAATCTTGACTAACTCTTTTGAAATTTTATTAAATTCTTTTTTTAACGGTTTTGTTAAATATGTCGGCGCGCGCACTTTGTCGGACGGTGCTTTGACTTCTTCTTTTTCCCGTTTTGCAATTTCGGCTTTTGTCAAATGTTTTTTGCCTTTTGCTTTGACCAAATTTATCGGTTGTTTTTGCCCCGCCATCAAAACACCTCCTCGTAAATAAAAAATTTCCCGTGGGGAATTTTCACAAGCCCCTTATTTCAAAATTTCCCGTGGGGAATTTCCGCGGAAGATTTCAGGCAGGGTGGTTGCGGAGCACCCACCGAAAATATTTTTGAACCCCCCCACCCCTAATTATTTTTTTATTTAAATTCATTTTTGAATTTTTTCTGCAACTCTTTTAATAATTTTTGAGTTTTGATTTTATTTTTATTATAAAGTCTGTGTATCTCGCTATGGCTTGATGATGACACCGCAATCAGATTATCAAGCGTCAGCCCCTTGCTCCTGTCGTCCTTGATTTCGATTATATGATGAACCGTGTTAGCCGCAATTATTTTTTCGAGTTCATAGTATGCATACACATCTAAGTCATTATAGTAAGTGAGTACATGCGCCCTTGTCTTTGTCCACGCTTCCGAGTTATAAAACTCTGTTGATTCCTTATCGCGAACATTGACATCATACTCTTTGTATCTCAAATTTTGTTCGTTTTTATGGACATCGCAATATTTATCCGTAAAATTGATTAACTTGTTGCACCCGAGTTTGGGGCATATTTTCTTTAACACGATTATCGCCCCGCTTCATCATTACTTTTGTTGTTTGCATACAAAAAACGCCCTGCATTTGTGCAAGACGCTTTTTGTATTTTACAAAGGAGTATCTGTTTACCTATATTGTGCCATCTCTGACTTATATATTAAAACACATTTATAACATGAACTTCAATGAATTTTAGTGAACTTTAGTGAATTTTAGTGAACTTTCATGAACTATTTTTTTAATAAAAAAGTGTTTAATAAAAGAAGAAAAAATGTTGACGTATACGCAAACGTATAGTATAATAAATTAGAAAAGTGCAAAACAAAATAAAAAGCAAGTATGAAATGAAGTTAATAAAATCTGAAACAGCAAATGGTAAAATATCTCAATCACAAAAAGACCAAGTCAAAA